ACGCACGCCATAGCGGTAGTAAGCCGAATCTCGCTTCCTGCGGTAATTCCGTACAATCCATCATCACGAACGACAATCTGCTTTCCGTCGGCGTTTTCCAATGGCGTATCACGAAACCACTGCTTGGCTTTGTGTCGTGCCCAGGTATGCGCCTTTTCGTCAACCGACAGCCACTCGCTGATCTTGGTTGATGCACACATGTAGTTGACGCACAGCGTCGGCGCTTTGCTCGGATCTTTGGATGAATGCACGCGAATCGTCATAGCATCTACCGGAATTTCGCGTATTTCAGAGTTAGATAGGGGGCTGTCGTACGCAGCAACGGTGTCGTGTTTGGCAATCTCCGGTGGCGGGAACTCAAACTCGCAGCAAGGACATAGCCGAACACCGGCTGCGACGATCTCTTGGCACTTGGGGCATGTCTTGGTAGGCGCAACGCCTTCCTTATCGGATTTCTTCTTGTTCTTGATGCGCTCGTTCAACGTGTCGATAGGGCCGTGCCGTGCGATGTTACCCGCTAGGTCGAGCACCATCGCGTTAATTTTTCCTTCAGCACGGCGAAGCCCGCGTCCGATCTGCTGGTAGTAGAGGCCGCAACTCTTTGTTGGACGCATCAAGGCCAGCAGATCAACATGAGGGGCGTCAAAACCAACGCTTAGGACGTTGACGTTTACCAACGCCTTAAGCTCTTTATTGCGATACGCCGCGATCAATCGCGCACGTTCGGCCTTGTCCATGTTTCCCTCAATAACCGGAGCTTCTACGCCGTGCGTCTTTAGCGCGGCACTGATCAGGTTAGCGTGCTTGATGCCCGACGCGAATACCAGCCACGCCTTGCGGTCTTGTCCATAGCGCACGATCTCGGCGCATGCCTTGGCGACGGTGTCCTCGTCGGACATGATCGCTTCCAGTTCGCTCGCCACGAAGTCTCCCTGACGTACGTGAACGCCAGTCAGGTCGGGAGCGCCGCCGTCCTTTGATACCAACTGCGATAGGTACCCTTCGTGGACCAGCTCTTTGATTCCGATGTCGTATACCATATCTGAAAACGGTTGCTTATCACCATACACCAAGCCCGACCCCATGCGATACGGCGTGGCCGTGAAACCTGCAATACGAATCTTCGGGTTAACGATAGCGGCTTCTTTGATGAACGTACGATATTGCCCTTCGCCAGTAAGGGGCATCCGGTCGCATTCGTCCACCACCAGCAACCTAATAGCTCCGAAATCGCACGCCTTGTTTGCAATCGATTGGATCTGGCAAAAGGTCACGGAGCCGATCTTGCGCGATCCAAGCGAAGCCGAATAAACCGCAGGCTTTGTCCCGCTGATCGCTTCGTAGGTCTTGGAAAGCTGTTCGACCAGCTCTTGCGTGTGAACGGCAATAACGATCTTAGAAAATGGATCTTTAAGATGAACGCGATGCACCGACGTTGCGATGGTCGGTCCTTTCCCGCTGCCGGTTGGCATGCACACCAAAGGCCGCGCCATGCCGTCATTCAATGCTCCGCGCAAAGCGTCGATAGCTGCTTCTTGATAGGGTCTTAGCTTCATGTTTCTCAAGGTGTCCGTGAGTAGGAGATAAAAGGTTTTTAAACAGGCTTTTCCATAGTGGTAAACCTGTGGCCGCAAATTTTACATTTAAGTCGTCTCCACGTTCCGTGCGCTCCTGCTTTTCGCGTGTCGTAGACCTTTGTTGGCCCTTTGCACTTGGTACAGGATAGGCTCATTTATTCACCCCATTCCGTTCCATATCCGCAATCGCCCCACGCAACATAGCTGCAAGCGGCTCGACCCTCTCAGGCCGGTACCTCCCGACGACATAAGGCCATTGCCAGATGCGCGCCTCGATCAGACGTCCCGCGTTACCAACGTCCCAGCCAAGCCCCTTCACTTCCAGATCCGCAATAATCGCATCAGCCTCCTTCTTTTTAAAAATCACATCGCAGCCATCAGTACGGACCCTACGATCGCATTCAGCATCGGTATTTCCGCAATACCCCCCGGAATCTTTCATGTAAAAAACACAGGCGGTGCATGGTGTTTTATCTGAACTAGCCAGAATTTTTATAGGCGTTGCGTAAAGTCCCTCCGGTGCCTCATCAGGATCGACCTGCCGCACAGGCACAGGATTCATGATAGATTCAGGCTCACTCATTTGATTTCTTTCGTTTCGGCATAAAGGAACTGCCATTTCTTAAACGCAGCGGAAATTTCCGTTTCAATCTCAAATCTCGCATTTATCAGCCTAGACAAAGAAGTCTTTGAATCACACAACTTTGATTCTAGCGCGTCGATTTGAGCGACCATAATCTTAAGGTCTGCAACTATCTCAGCAGGGGAAGCATACACCTCTTGCAGGACGTACTTTTTGCAGGCGACCCCACGAAGTCTGTCGGTAGAATTCATTTTGTGGTAAAAGTCGCCGGTCTTCATTTGATTCTCTCTTTAATTACGCGCACAAGCGCACGAATTCCTAAGATCAGACCATAGACCAGCGCAACAAGCGTAGCCATGACAAGAACGGCGATTGGATTTTGTGGGATCATGGGGTGCCCGATAGTAAGTGATAACGCACGTCGTTAGGGGTTACAGGAACCGTCGAACATAACTGTTCGGAAATAAACTGAGGGGTCACGTGCAGACCAACGACCACCCTCTTGCATGGCTTCAGATCCTCGTGATGTACCCACTGCAATGGGCGCACATCCGCATCCGCCAAGAGAGCAAAGGGGAACTCTAGAACCCAATTGCGCCACGCGTGGTGATCGTAATCTGCGATAATGATGGGAAATGGATAGGTCATAGCTTCACCCCAATCGCGACGACAACTGACTTCCCGCACGAGGGGCAAAATTTAACCCCGTTTTGCTCAACGTTTCCTCCATCAAAATTCCACCGTACGCCACATGTGCCGTCGTAAGCGCCGTCTTCGTCTTCTGTCCAGGTGCATTTTTCAGTTACCTCGACCACCGGGGCAGGCGTGGGGCGAGTATTCCAAACTTTTAATGCGGCTGCTGGCGTCTGCGGCTTAGGTTGATTGATGACTCTCGTCTCGGTACCGCAGTCTGTGCAGTATGCAACACACCCAGCGTAGTCATCGGGATCATACGTATCGATGAAATTGCCACTACAAAACGGGCAAGGGAGATGATTGTTTAATTTTGTATCGTCGCTCACGGTTTGCTCGCTTTCAATGTGGAGCTTTCTCTTTTTTGACCAACTCAGCGCGTCAATTTCGGCTAGCTCAAAATCTTCACTTTGATAAACCGCGTGATCGGTCGGTGTGGGGTTGTCGTTATTGGTCATGGGATACTCGAATCATTAGAGAGCGGCGCCGCTCAGGTCGGCGTCGCTCAGGTTGGCGCCGCTCAGGTCGGCGCCGAGCAGGTTGGCGTCGCTCAGGTCGGCGTCGCGCAGATTGACGCCGCGCAGGTTGGCGCCGCTCAGGTTGGCGTCGCGCAGGTTGACGCCGCTCATGTCGGCGTCGCGCAGATTGACGCCGCGCAGGTTGGCGCCGCGCAGGTCGGCGCCGATCAGGTTGGCGTCGCGCAGGTCGGCGTCGCGCAGATTGACGCCGAGCAGGTTGGCGCCGCGCAGGTCGGCGCCGAGCAGGTTGGCGTCGCTCAGGTTGACGCCGCTCATGTCGGCGCCGCTCAGGTCGGCGGCGCTCAGGTTGGCGCCGCTCAGGTCGGCGTCGCGCAGGTCGGCGTCGCGCAGATTGACGCCGAGCAGGTTGGCGTCGCTCAGGTTGGCGCCGCTCAGGTTGGCGTCGCGCAGGTTGACGCCGCTCATGTCGGCGCCGCTCAGGTCGGCGGCGCTCAGGTTGACGCCGCTCATGTCGGCGTCGCTCAGGTCGGCGCGACTGGCAACGGCTTCAATCACCGCATCGCGAAGCGTCTTCGCTTTGGCCGATGAGTAGATGACATCATTGGTCCAGCGGTTTCTGATTTCGAGGGGGGGATATTGGGGAGTGTCGGTCATGTTTTAGTCTTTCAATAAGTAGTCGAAGAATGGTCCGCAGCCTGCAGAAATGGCGGAGGTGCCAGAGGATGTAGGCGGCGGTTTTGAGGTCTTGCATTGAAAAAAGGTGCCGGTCTTTCCCGACTGTCAGCATACGTTTCTTTAGGAGTGAGTATGCATAACCGACCGTCTATCCGGCCTGCTGCCGCTACTTTGGCTTGATGCCCTTTGAGGTGGTCATCCAACCCTGGTGGCGGAGGCTGGATTCGAACCAGCATTAGCGTGGCATCACCCACTTGCTTTACCGGCTGCCGATGTTCGCAGCTTGCCACTTCCCGCCATGAATGGCCGTCTTTCCGACCTGTCGCCTGCTACTCTGTGCGTCCACGGTAGCTATCTCGTGCCCTCGGTATCCTAACGGCTAAACGAGTGTCGATTGGTTTTCGACCCTTTCAGTAAGCCCATATCGCAGGGACCACGCGGAGAACATTCTAGCAAACGGGCGTAGCCGCTGCCACGGATCTCAAGCCTGTAGTGATCAGCAGCCCTTTTTGCCGGGCTTCATCGGCTTCAAGTTGACGGACTTGCCTTCCTTGACTGGCTTGGCGTAGGTGTCTTTAGCGGGTTTCTTAACCATGGTTTTTACTCCTTTCTTGATAGAGGGGGTTTGTCCTCGTAGGACGTCTTCGGCTACGGCCATGCCCATCACACTGGCCGCGTCTTGAAAGCGGTCAACGAGCTTCTGCGTCTTGGCACTGCGAAGGTGGCGATTCTTGTAGGCCGTGCGAAGGAGGGCGGTATACGCCTTGATGATTTGGGAGAGCATTACCAACCTGCTTTCGTATCAACAACGGGACGGGTGGACGGCTTAGCGGGTGCAGCGGCTTCAGGAGTCTCGCCCCTCTTAACCGACAGCCACATTTGATTCTCAAGTTTGCCTTCGGCATTCTTCTTAACGGAAATGTGCTGCTTGAAGGTCTTGCCCACGAACCAATCAAGGGTGTTGTTGAAACCCTTTGGACTGACCAGCAGCAACAGCGCATCAAGCTGTGCGTGTGACTTGGCGAGGTTTTCGGGCTTTGATGACAGGTACTTGAAGTATCTGCGGCCTTCGTACTCGCCGTTTTCAATGACAAATTCAAACTTGGTTGAAGCGTTTCCGCTCTTTGAAACGTGATCTTCGGCGGCGTTGATGACCCAGGTGTATTCCCCGTCAGGGATTGGCGAGTAATCGCCGCCGGTATCTGCGTTGTCGGGGTTGTGTGTGTAGTTGTCGAGAAGGCCCATGTTATTGCTCCTGGTTCATGGCCGCGCAGAAGTCTGCGAAGCCGGTGTTGATGTCGAGGGTGACAGGTTGAGTGATGCCGTAGCGATTCTTAGCGAGATGTGCAGCAGCCGGGTACCAGTGTTGGACGAAATTCGTTCCGCCCTTGGCCAGCTTTCGTTCCTTGTCGGCACTGTCAACGGTGCGGATGTCGGTGCCAAAGTAGCCCCAGGCATCACATTGGCCGATCAGGTAGTCAGCAACGTCAACTTTACCTGACGACGAAGCGAATAGCTTAGGCTCGCTGCGAAGGTAGGTTTCTGCTGAGGCAGAGGTTACTTCGCGGTCAACACTGTGACAGAGCATAATGGTTCCGATGTTGCGCTTATCGCGCATGACTCGGCATCCTTCGATGAACCGGGTCCAATACTCTTCAAGCGCTGCCTTGTATCCTTTGCCGTATCCACCGCCAGCCAGCTCGATTGTCTTAACGTTTTCGCGTTCGCAGATGCACTTCCATATGACCATTTCAAGCATGTCGATCGTGTCAAAAACGACAGTCTTGTAGTCGTGCTCTTCCGTGATAAGTGCGCCCATCGTAGCGACCACATCCGACCAATCCTTAAGCAATGGCGTGCGTGCAACGTCGAGGCTGTTGGTGCCTTCTTCTAGCTGCACGAACAGGGGCTTAGGGGCGTGTGATGCCCACGTCGATTTGCCCATGCCGGGCTTGGCATGCACGCCGATAATAGGCGGCTTCTTGACCTTGCCGGTAGTGACTTGAGAAAGAAAGCTCATTGTGATAACTCCATGCGGACTTCGTCGAGAAGTCCTAAGTTTTGCAGTTCGTATACGAAGGATTCGCGTTCGGTGGTGTCCATGTCTTGGACGTACGCAGCAACTTCCGCGAGTAGCTCTAGCTCGGATTGGTCAAACATTTTTGTATTCCCGCTCATAGATTTCCTTGGCCTTGCGCGCTTCCATGTCGTCAAAGAGTTCGACGGCTTCTTGCATGGCGCTGCTGCGAGACGAGCCCCACGCGCCACTATCGACGATGGCGGTTTCTTCGTCGAGGAGTACGGCGCGCCATGAGCGACGCTGCGCTAGTACCGACATCACATTTTCAACGGCGGCAATGTGACGCGACATATATTCACGAGCATCGCGTTCAGCTTCTAGCATGTGCTCGGCTTCGATAGCCTCGCGTTTTTCGTTAGGGTGGATGGGGTCAGTGAGTGTCATGGTTTCTCCTCATAGTTAGTGTATACACCATCATCGGAGCCTTGCAAGGTGTAAGTTTTTTCGCGTCCGCCTAGACTCCAGCGAACGTTAGTTAAGTTTTTAACGGCCCTGCCGATGCGTGAGCTATTGGCGTGCGTTGCTTCCACCAGTTGCGTAGATGTCATGGGTCCTTTTTCTCGCAAGAGTTGCACGATGTGCGAGGCGAGCTCACGTCGTCTCGCGACTTGCTTTTCCTCTTTTTTCACGTGATCCGTAAAGGGCTTGTATACTTGTACCGCATGCCGTTTTGTTCCTCCCATATCTTCGATTGTTAGTTTTCGGATGGGCTTGTGTGCGTGCATCGCAGCTAAGCGCTTAGCGTGAGCGACCTCTAGTCGCAGGTCTTCAAATTCAAACATTGGTATTCTCCAGGCAGTGGTTAATGGCATCGAGCAACACATCATCGTAGCTGTATAGCTCGATGGTTGCGCCGTTGAGTGCGTAAGATGCTGACCGTGCATCGTTGCGCCACGCTTTCCGCAGGGCCTCACCCTCGGGGGTGTCGGATTCCCATAGGAGGGTGTCGGATTTGTTAAGTGTGTTGTGGATCATGGTTTTTTTGTCCTTCTATTTTCTGGAATATGGAATGCTAATAGGTACTACTGAGTTTGAGCTAGTATTGAGTATACTTAGCTAGTTTTCTAACAAAGAGAATGCGTGCCGTAGTCGCTTCCGTTGGATACTAGTAGGTACTTCATTTCATCATCTCCCGTGCACGGTTCGCTTTGGTCAAATTCTGTTGATAGAGGGCTCGGTGGGTGTGGTGCTGCGTTTCCGCTAGGATGCGTTCTAACTGGCGTCCGGTCACGGCGTGGGTGAAGCATCTTTCTGCATGCCGATTAGCTGCTAGCCAATGGAGATGTGCTTCCTGGGCGAAGGTCCGGGCGGCAGTATGTAAGGCTTGGTGGATGGGTGTCATAGGAAGGGGTTTTTTACGAGGGTGCGGAAATGTCTGGCCTGGGCCTGTCGGGCTGCTACGTCTGCTGCTGCGTATGCTGCTGCGTATGCTGCTGCGTCTGCTGCATATGCGTCTGCTGCTGCGCGTGCTGCTGCGTATGCTGCTGCGTCTGCTGCGTATGCTGCGTCTGCTGCTGCGCGTGCTGCTGCGTATGCTGCGTATGCTGCGTCGGATGCTGCATATGCTGCGTATGCTGCGTTGGCTGCTGCGCGTGCTGCTGCGTATGCTGCGTATGCTGCGTCGGATGCGTATGCTGCGTCTGCTGCTGCGCGTGCTGCTGCGTATGCTGCTGCGTATGCTGCGTCGGATGCTGCATATGCTGCGTATGCTGCTTCTGCTGCTGCCTGCAGCTCGCTGAGAGTCGCTTCCCCCATTGCGTAGCGTCGTGACACGGCGATGGCGGTCAGGCTTCGCGGATCGGTAGGCTGGGCCTGCTCAGCGCACCAGCAGGCGAACAGACGCAACTCGCGCTCCGGAGTTATCCTTAGCTTTCGCAGCATCCAAAGTAGCCAATCACCCCTTGGACAATTGTCCCATACTTCTGCCATCGTGTCATACTTGGTAGCGAACTCTGCCCCGTCATGGCAAGCTGCGAAGTGCTCGCAGAAGTCGGTGGGTGTCATTGTTAGGGGGTTGGGTGTTGTCGTTGTTGTGCTCATTATTCAATTCCTACTAGAGAGAGTAAGCGGGCTACTTCTTTGGAGGCTAGTTGTCTCATCGATGCGTATCCTATGAGGTTGCGCGGGTGCATTTCGGTCATTTCGGATACTTCGCTTGAATAAACGTCGTAGCGCCAGATTGAGCCGTCAATTGCCGTATGTTCGTAAATGCCGGGTGCTACGGGATTCCAGAAAAATGGGCTCACTGGACCACCTCCCATCCAATTTTTGGCACAATGCTTTTGCCGACACCCGGGCGCTCCGATAGTCGTGCCTTGAATATAGCAGACATAGGCGTTTTAGCCTGCTTTTCCTTTGCCATGTGTAGCAATTCTTCGCCATATGTCCCGTGTACTATGCCCGTTGCAATCAGTAGGTAATAGGTGTTCATGCCAGCACCATAGCAGGGGCTGACGACACCGCTCCATCGATAGGCAAGGCGCACATATATAAGCCCATTGGGTGGCCCATACGCAGTCCGTACGGGCGCAAAAGCGCATCCGCACGTCCTTGTAGGGATTGCATCTTGCGCTCTTCAGCGGGGGCGAGAGCACGGGCGCGGAGTGCTTCGTTGAGCCGGCGATAGGACCGGGCCAGCGCACAGACCCGGGTGGCCACGACTGGCGCACATCCAGGGGGCTTAGGCAGGGTGTGGTCGATGCGGCTCAGCTCCGCAGTCAGTAGACATTCGTGTGACGGGTGTTTCATGGTGTTTTTCCTTGTGTTTGCTTATTATATTGATGCGTATACGGGGGCAAGCGTTAAATTCATGCGACGATGGCAAGGCGAATGTAGTCGCCCGACTCAGAACCATGACGGTACGCCCCGCATGCGGTCCTGCCGGAGGAGAGCTTGATATTAAACCAATCGTGGTTCTTGCATGCGCGGGATGTGTCGCCGTTGGCGTGGCGCTCTTCTAGCTCGTGGCGCTCCGCTGCGGTCAGTTTATTGTATTCGTTCATGGTGTTCCTTTAAACTATCCCTTTAGCTATCGTCTGGTTGGCGGAAATAACGGACACTACGGACCCGTCTCGGACAAATACTAGCAGTCCCTCCGGGTTTGCGGAGGTACTCCAGCGATGTTCATGGGTTAGATGCGGCAGATTGCCGCAGTGGATTGCTGCGCCCCGCTCCAGGTATGGGGCCGCTTCGAGTGAGAGGGTGTTGGTGTCGATGGCGTTGCTCATGATTTAATTCCTTTGTTGCCAGTGTGCGACTGGCGGCGCGGTGGTGCCGTTTATTAGGGTTGCGGCGTCCCTTGGATGGCTATTCCTCTTCTTGCTTTTCCAGCTCTTCCTGCCGCTTGATCGCCCCCCTTGCGCTTGCTCGGGTGGAGTGCTTTGACGCTTCCCACCAATTACCACTTGCGTAACTCATCACAACCCATGCTTTTGGACCATGATGAGAAATGTAACGCTTATGGGTTTTTGCACTTGAGTTGTTCATGATTTAATTCCTTTGTTGCCAGTGTGCGACTGGCGGCGCAATGGTGCCGGGGGTGACGCTCCCGGCGGGACGTGCTAGGGTGCTGCCATCCACCGATCGTAGGCCTCAGCTCGGGCCTCGTTGTCGGCCCAGGCTACGTATCCGAGTCGCCCTATGGCGGCGCGGGGAATGTGCGCCACGCGATCGGGGCAGTACCCCAGTCGCGCGGTCTTCGCTCGGAAGTCCTCCTCGTTCGCGCGTCTCTCCTCGTCCCTCCTGTCTACCTCCACCTCCAGTGCTTCCGCGTCTACGTGGGTCTGCTGGACCCCGACTCGCCGGCAGTGCATCCACCCATACGTGGTTGAGCGCCCGCAGGTGTGCTCCCCTACGCCGCGACACGCCCGGGAATACCGGTCTATGGCCTCCCACTCCGCGCCGGTAGCGCTGTACCACCGCTCATAGGCGGCGTTGCCCGAGTACCACAGCTTACGGGCGGTCATGGTGGGGGTGGTGGTGTCGATGGCGTTGCTCATGGTGTCATTCCTTTTTTCCGGGCGATTGCCCAGGCGGTGAGTGTCGCCATTACTGACGACTCGCACATTATACCAGATGGGATAGCGTATACAAGAGGATTCTATATGGACCTATTTGTTAGGGCGTGCGTTGATGATGTGGCATCTATTATGGGGCTTTTTTCATCCACTTCATTTTTAGGCTGAAATGAGGTTAAGTTGTTGTGTGGCAAGGAGATAGATGTCTCATTTCAGTCTCATTTCAGTCAGGGGAATGAAACCAGAAGTCCTTGGTGTGTAGTGACTTATGCTGATACTATACCCAATTTTCAGCCTACCCCCTCCCCTGAGATAAAAAGAGAGAAATAAAAATTAATATTGCCACTAATAGAATAGTAATAAAAAAAAATATCTAAATATATACATCTATTATTACTCTACTTATTCTCTTCTTCTCTCTCTCTCATTCTCTCTTTCAATCTCTGGCCCCCCCTACACTGAAAATTGGGTATAGTTTGTACATAACCCCTTATACTGCAAGGACTTCTGGTTTCATTGTGCCCACTGAAATGAGACTGAAATGAGACAACTAACTCTTTGTACTGCAATGACTTACGTCGTTTCAGCCAAAAAAATGAAAGAATGAAAAAAGCCCCTTAGTAATTGAGCTGTGCTACCAACTGCCCATAATAGATAAGCGATTACCGACTATGCGGCATAATAGACATGCCCTAATCCAGTCTCGGCCTGTCAGTATCGATTCTTCCCACCGCTCACGCCCTGTCAGCTCCCCTTCCTTGCGATCCTAGCCGCTTACAGACACGATCACGCCTATGCCTATATAAGGTGTGGCCTCGGGTGTGATCGTGGCTTAGATAAAGGATGGTGGGGATGGGAGGGGTGGCATGGGGGTTTCTTTGGATTTTGCTTTTACACTTTTACAAGGGACCTGTACTACGCAGACCAACTTTTGAAAAGTAGCGTATACACTTGACACCCCCACACTACGCGTATACAACACACACACATGCAACGCCCTTGTAATAAAGACGCCCTCACCGCTGCACAAGCCATGGCGATCTGTCGTCGTGCGACATCGTCACGGATGCCGTATCGCTGCACGATCTGTCAGCACTGGCACTTAGCTATTCTC